GAATTTCGAAAATGTCACAATTTAACGACACCGGATATTTTGCAGCAACCGCCGACGCTGCGATTGGTCTTTACGAACGGGTCAAAATGGACACCGACGGGAAGGTTACCCAAGCAGGTTTGGCCGACCGCGGTATTGGCGTTTGCATGACCGAAGCATTTGCTTCGGGCGATGTAATTAACGTCGCTTTGTTTAGCAAAGCCGGAACCCTCAAAATGATTGCCAAAGAAGCATTGGACGCGGGCGTTTTGGTTTATTCCGAAACCGACGGCAAAGTTCAAGACACCGCCCAAGCTACTAGCTACCTGGTCGGAATCGCTTTAGAAGCCGCTACCGCGGATAACGATGTTATCGAAGTAATGCCTGTCGTCGGCGGAATTACTGCTAACAGCTAAAACAAAATTTAAGGAGTTAATAAAATGCCGAACCCATCCAGTTCATTAAGTACCCTTCGACCGGACATTGCCGAATCCTTTATGGAATTCGATTTGGCGATGGACGCCCAAGGGTTTGTTTCCCATCGTGTTTTCCCCGTTGTCGAAGTCGCTTCCCAATCGGGGAACTTCGGAAAGATTCCTTTGGCCCAATTGCTACAACAGCGCGACACAAAACGCGCCCCTGGTAGCGGTTACGCCCGCGGGAATTTTACTTTCGAACCCGCGACTTACACTTGCCTAGAACACGGGGCCGAAGAACCCGTAGACGACCGCGAAGCCCAAATGTATGCGGAATACTTCGACGCTGAAGTTATCGCTTCGCTTCGCGCTTACTCTGCTGTTTTGCGTAATGCCGAACAACGAGTAGCGGACGCGGTTTATAATCCGACGACCTTCGCGAGTTATACCACTGGCGTAACGAATGAATGGGACGACCTAACAAACGCGACACCGATTACGGATGTCGAAGCGGCCGTTCAAAACATTTACGACGCTTCCGGGCTTTGGGCGAATGCTTTGATTGTCAATAAGAAAGTAATGCGAAACATTCGCAATACTGACCAGGTTAAAGACCGAATCGCCGCAAGCGGAGCCGGTAAAGCGAACGCCGCGGGCTTGGTTAATGAACAAATCCTGGCCGAAATTTTCGACCTGGATTATATCATTGTCGCCGGTTCTTCTAAGAATTCAGCGGCCGAAGGCCAAACCGCAAGCCCCGCCCAAATCTGGTCGGGCGAATACGCGATGGTCGCCAAGATTGCAACCGGGGCCGATTTCCGCGAACCATGTTTGGGCCGGACCTTCCATTGGGGGGCCGACGGTTCTAGCATCGGCGGAACGGTTGAACAATATCGGGACGAAGCGGTTCGTTCCGATATTTACCGAGTTCGCCACGATGTGGACGAAGTGGTTTTGTATCCCGCCGCGGGCCATTTGCTAAGCAATATCACGACCTAAAAAAATGACTATCTTTGATAGACTTTTTAAGAATAACGGATTCCCCGTTTTGATTAATCAATTCGGGGAGTGCGTTACTTATTGCAAGTACGACGGAACCCAAAGAACCGTCGCGGCAATTGTAAATCGAGACCCGCCGACCGCGATTGAAGCGGTCGAATATGCGATTACCGAAGAAATTGTAATTAGCGTTTATAATTGCGAAGATTCGGGGATTTCGTCGACGGAAATTGATGTCGGCGGGGATTCGGTTTTGGTTTCAAAGAGAAACGGGAAACCGCCCGTTCGAATGTCGGTCGCGGTTTTGGAAGATGATACGGGCGGAACTTGCGTTATTCGTTTGAGGTAGCGGGATGGAATTAGACGCTTTAACAGCAAGCGGCACGAAAGACGGTTTCGCAAAACTTGCCGAATTTGTGGACGGAATCGGGAAAAAATTACCAACGGAATTATCGGCCGTTTTGAATAAGACCGCGACCAAAGTAGTTTCTTCGACTAAAGAACCAAAAGGGATTCGACAAGAGCTTTCGAAACTTTACGCTTCAGGAATTAAAGCCAGGGACGTGAAAAACCTATTGAAAAAAAGTAGAGCAAATAAAAATAATCTAAAATGTTTTGTAAAAATTAACAGGAAAAACCGACCTTCGATAAGTTTGTTTAAGCCTTCGTTTACGAAAAAGGGCGTTACCTATCGAATGTTAAGAAGCGAAGGAAGAAAAAGAATTCCTTCCGGTTTTAAGTATGGCGGAAAAGTCGCAAAGAGAGCGACAAAAAAACGATACCCCTTAATATTTCCTAAAGGGGTTTCCCCGGCGGTTTTGTTTGCGGGTTCTTCGGGGCTTTATGAGTCGATGCCCCCAAAGATTTCGAAAAACTTAAACGAACAAGTCGAAGCAAGAATTCAGTTTTTGCTATTCAAAATTTCAAAAAATAAAGGGGTCGCCAAATGAGTTTCCCCGTAATTGAAAAGATAACCGAAGCAATCAGAAACCGATTGTTTGATTTCGATAACCAGGTTCAAGTAATACGAACCGAAATGTTATCCGATTTTTCGCCAGCAAATAAACAAGTCGTAATCGTTCAACAAGACCCGACCACAAACGAAGATTATTCTTGCCACGGAAACCCGCCCGCCCAAGCGTTTACGATTCCTTACCAAATCGTTTGTATTGCAAGACAAACCGAAACCAGTTCCGAAGCCTTGGATTCGGTTTTGTCCGACTTCGCAGCGGGAGCAATTAAAACAATGACGACCCCGACCGCCTGGTATCAATGGGGCGGGGAAGCGATAGATTCGAAAATTACCGGGATGGAAAAAAATGTTTTAGACGGATACGCGACTCAAAACATTTTATTAGAAGTAATTTTTAGAACCGACGAAAACAATCCTTACAATCGGAGATAAAAAGAAATGTTATTAACACGAAAACGAGTTTTGGCCGCGGCCATTGAAACAACGGTCGGAACCGCCGAAACCTTAGACGCAACCGACGCGGCTTATAATGTTTTCGATGCCGAAATTACCCCAAATATTGCGATGACGCCCCGAACGCAACAAGGCGGATTCGGGAACCTGGAAGCGACCCCCGAAGGTTACGGGGCGTCGATTACATTCAAAACCGAATTAACCGGAGACGGAGCCGGAGGGGTTCCCGGTTGGGCGGATGTTTTCTTTCCCGCTTGCGGTTGGGTTAAAACGGGTTCGACATTCGCCCCCGTCGCTTCGGCCCCTGGTACGAACGGCGTTAAAACTGCGACGATTGGCGTTTACAAAGATGGCCGATTAGAGCGGGCGCGAGGATGTGCGGGGAGCTTTAAGGTAATGTTTCCGACCGGACGGGCCGCGATGATTGAATGGACGTTTACGGGCGTTTTTATGGCGGTTTCAGATGCCGCAATTTTGGCCCCGACTTATCCGACCGAATTACCATTACGGGCCGCGAACGCTACTTTTACCATTGGCGGTTCGTGGACTCCGTGCATCGAAAACCTAGAAATCGACGCGGGTAATTCTGTTATTCTTCGCGAATGTCAAAGCCCCGCGGATGCTTCCGGTTATTTGTCCGCGATGGTTTCCGACCGATTGCCGACGGGGACGTTAAACCCCGAATCGTCTTTGGTAGCGACCCAAGACAATTTCGGAAACTGGACAAGCCGAACCGAAGAAGCGTTAAGTTATTCAATCACCGACGGAACCGACACCGTTGTTTTTTCTTCTTCGAATTACCAAATTACAAACATTCAACCAGGCGACCGAGGCGGAAACCAAGTCGATACGATTTCTTTCCAATTAAACGCCGACGATTTTTCGATAGCTTTTTAATTTTGAAACGGGGGTTTTGTTATGCCATTGTCTTTAGAACCAGGTTCGAAAAATGTTGTTGTATTGGATAGCGACCAAGAGAAAGACGCCCCGCCCGCGTTTTTCGTTCGGTCGCTTTCAATGCGACAGACCAAAAAACTTTCCGAAACATATGATTTGATTTGGGAAACCGCGACCGATACCGAAAAGGGCGATATGTTCGAACGCTTGTTTACAGTATTGGCCGACCTGGTTATAGGTTGGGCCAATATGGGAGAATTCGGAGAATACGAACCCGATAAACTTTGGGACGTTTTGAGCTTTACCGAAGGGCGGCAATTGGCGGTTAAGATACTGGGCGGCAATTTCCTATCGAATGAGGATAAAAAAAAATTCGACTTATAGCATTAATTCGAACGGGTAAACTTTGTGGCGATTGTTCCCCAAGCGTTTGTCGGGATTGCCCAAGCGAATTAGAACCGGCTTTGGTCGTTTGTCCACAATGCGAAGAAACCGGTTGCGAATCTTGCGGGTTTATCGGCAGATTCGAAATTAAACATTGTCCACAAAAAAACATCGAATCGGGATATTTGGATTTCGTCGAAATGGCGGCTTGTTTTAAGAAAGGAATTCTTCCAATTGAAGGCGGGGTTTTAGACCAAGATTCTTGGTTTATCCGGGCCGCCAGGTTTTTAGATTCGCAAGAATCTATTTTACGGCCAAGCATGGGAGATTAAAAAAATGGCAAGTACAAAAACAGGCGTCGAAATCGCTATAACCGCTTCGGATAAAGCAAGCCCCGCGCTAAATAAAGTCGCAAGTAGCGTAAAGAAAACCGAAAAAGAAGTAGATAAGCTAGAAAAGCAAAACCGCAACACCGGAAAATCGTTTGGGGCGATGTCGTCGGCGATGTCAAACGTACCTTTCGCGGGTTTTGTCGGCCAAGCCGGGGCCGCGGTTAATGCGATAGAAGAATTGAAAGAAGCCGGATTAGGGGCGAAAACCGCATTGGCCGCGGGGTTTGCTGGAATTGCAGCGGCCGCGGTCGCTGCTGGCGTCCAATTAGGTAACGCAATGGCCGACGCTGCTGATAAGATTCGCGGGGTCGCTTCCGCATTGAATGAAGCCGAAAGGCAAATGTCCGATTTAATCGCGACGACAAACAAATATCGGGGATGGAAATTAGAAGATGAACAAGCGGCAATCAACGAAGAAGAAGATTTAGAAACCCGCCGCAAAATGACCAATGAGTTTATCGAAGAACAAAAAAAGAAAGAACGGGAAGCCGCGGCAGAATATCGGCGTTTGTCGGAAGAACGCAAAATGATGGAAGATTCGTTTTGGGTTACTGACCGCGAACGAAGAATGAAAGCGAACGAAGAAAAGATGGCCGCATTAAATGCGGAAATGAACCAACGAGAAGATGCGAGAAGGCGGGCCGAAAAGGATTTAGAGAGAGAAGAAAAAGCACAAAAAAAAGCGGCCGAAGATGAAAAGAGAAGGGAAGAAGAAGCCGCAAGGATAAAAGAAGAAAAGAGAATAGAAACCGAAAAGAAGAAAGCAGAAAAAGAAACCGAAGCACGAAAACAGCGGGCCGAAAAGAAAGACGATTTATTTCCTGGACTTTTCAAAGGATTAAAAAAAGAAATCGACAAAATAGATTTGGGGCCAGGGTTCGTCGGCAAATTGGAAGGCGAAGGAAACCGATTCTTACAAACCGGGAAGTCGATTAAATCCCCGCCCGAAGAACAAACCGCGAAGAACACGGAACAAATCAGTAAGGGAATCGACGAAGTTAAAGAAGGAATAAATGTGTTAAGCGGAATCTTTACCGGGGCGGTCGGGGAAGGGGCTTCGGTAAGTAGTGCTTTATCGGTATTTGTAAAGAATCCAAGCGAAGGGGCCGGAACCGAAGGGGTTTAGAATGGCTTTTGAGATAAACGAAACTTTTGGCAATAGCCAAAATTCAAACCTGGACGACGAAGGCTTGGTTTCTGCGACCGCTATTCGAATAATGCAGGGGGTTTCCGATAATGCCGTGAAAGATAACGAAGCGTCGTTTAACGCGGTTCTTCCCCCATTGGGTTCGATTCATCCCCGACTAGGTTTGGCTTATACCTTAAAAAGTAAAAGCGTTACCAAAGAAACGGCAATCGTTTATAAAGCGACCCTAAACTATGCGACCCCGAAAAGTAATAGCGACGACCCCGACCAGCAAATTTACCCTTGGAACGAACCCGCGATAATTAGTTT